GCGATGCCTTTGATGGATGTAATGTGGGCACGTAGGAGTGCCTCCGTACCGAACGCGATAGCTTGTGCTTCCTCGACGTCAGGGTCCTCGGCTGGAGCAGGAGCACGCGATGCGATGCTTGACTTCAGGTCGATCACCTCCATCTCCAGGGCATCCTTTTCGGCCCGAAGCCGGTGAACCAGCTCCAGCAGAGCCGAGATCCGCGCAGCCGCAGCGTCGCTGTTTAGCAGGAGAGTGAGGCGGTCTATCTCCTTCTGCAGGCTCCCTGCTCCGGACGCCACGCGCTCCCGGTAGGCCCGTGAGCGCAGGGTCGAGGACATAGGTGTGCGTTCCAATTGTGTGCCCGTGGGCATGTTTCTTACTCCATAATCGATGACAAACGATAGCCTGACTTACGCTAGGGACGCAAGAGGTAAAAGTGACACATGACATGCAACGTGACGCTACAGATCCAACGGGTCATCGGTGCTGAAATTATCGTTTGCAACGAACGCTCTGAAGGGTCGTTCTGCTATCGATCTGTGTTTTTAGGTTTGAGGTGAGTGAGGGTAGGTTTTAGGGCTGTTTGAGGCCAAATGTGTAACCGAAATACACGAACATAGTGGTTTTTGCGTCAGACCGGTTACAGATACATATAGATGTGATAACGGTGTTTACCCGAAATGGTAATGTGTAACCAAGATACAAGCAACTCATTCCGACCACAGCAGAGGGTATATATTTTCAGTGTGTGTTGCAACGCGTCGAACATATGTGACGCAGCGTTGCATACCCACTTTCAAATATAGTCCCTTTTTTGCCAGCGATTTAGTCCTTGTATTTTGGTTACATAGTAACATCGTTGTATTTATTACCTTATTTCTTCTTTATAGAAGAGTCAGGGTAGTAAATTGGTTACTAATTGCTAAATGATTGAAATTGCTACGCTATCTTAGATAGGCCAAAATCGACCCATTTGAGGTGATCTGAAGCATCAAGACTCGGCGCGGTCCTCGCGCTCTCTATCAAGGTGGTTTGCTGAGCCGTTCCGTAAGTCAGATTGACCAGCGTAAGCGGGCGGCGCTTCTCTGGATCATCAACCGGAGTGGTCTCAAGTGATCCTGTCCCCGCGCCCTACCAAGAGAGACAAGGCGATTGCCCAGAGCGTAGCCACGTCTGTCTCGAAAGACTTCATGGCACTGGGTGGCATCTCTGTCCCGGCGCTCGTGCGTGCGTTCGAATATGCTGATGAGTACGACCAGGCCTGCTGCCTAGCCAAGCTCGGCTTCGATGTTGATATGTCGGTCGTGGAGGCGCTGGTCAATCTGCGTCCGCTCTGGATCGAGCATCACACCAACGCCGTCGTCGCCTGGGTGATGGAGAACGGCGTGCGCTTCCCAGCGAAGGTCGGTCAGAACATTCGCTTCATGACTCCGGGTCACAAGCTGAACTGCAACGGATGCGTCGACAGCATCGTGTTCGGTGAAGCCCGGGCAATCGTCGCCGTCGGTGACGAGAAGAAGATGGACTACCTGTCGGCTGCTGCCGAGGACGTGATTCAGATCCTCACCGGTCTCGATGCACCGATGCCGATCAAGGCCGACCCGGTTCGCAACACCGTCGGCTTCCAGCTGCTGATCGCTGCCAACGCGTGACCGATGACTTCGCCATCCTGGGGATCGATCCCGGCGCCTTAGGAGCGTTCGCGTTCCTGTGGCCTGCACGGGCTCGTCTCGTCGTGTTCGACATGCCGATGTATGAGACCACGAAGACGAAGACCCGGCGCTTTGTCGAGGACAGCGATGTCACGCTGCTGATCGAGTCCTATCCGCTGGCACACGCCTTCATCGAAGACGTCCACGCTCGTCCAGATGATGGTGCTGTATCCGCCTTCAACTTCGGTCAGCGATACGGGACCGTGCTCGGTGTTCTCGCTGGCAAGAAGATTCCACGCGACAAGGTCGCGCCCAATGTTTGGAAGAAGTCGATGCGCGCGCCAGCCGACAAGAAGCAGTCGGTTGCTCGAGCCAAGGAACTGTTCCCGGCATGCGCTGCCCTCTTCAACGGTCCCCGCGGCGGACTCAAGGATGGTCGTGCCGAAGCCGCAATGATTGCTCTCTACGGTGCGCTGAGTCTGGGTCACAGACTAACGGCATCTGTCCAGCTGCTGGAGGACTAGATGTCGAACAGGTTTGGTTACGTCAACCCGCGCACGCTCCGTCTACGCGCTGCCCAGATGAACAGACGTCGGACTCGTAGTGACGACGATGATGACGATTATGGCGACGACGAATACAGCTTCTACAGCATGGGCTCAGGACCTGGGTCAAGCGTAGGCAGAGCAGCATTCGTACCGGCGCAGCGTATGCCAGAATTCACCGGCATCATAGCAGCTGACGGTTTCCCGATCTTCCGCTTCTACGCACCACCAAATCCGGTGGGATTCGGAAACGACGAGATGTTCGATCCGGAGTTCGATCGCGACGCCTACTGCTACGGACTGCACCCCATCATGCTCGAGGACGGATCATCCGACCAGGGCGAAGAGATCGAGGAGGAACAAGACTCCTCCGACGAAATGGAAGACGAGTAACATGCCTGGTCAACTCAACAATGCGCGGCATGAGCTGTTCGCGCGGAACCTGTCGCGAGGCATGACGCAGATCGATGCGTATGAGGCCGCAGGGTTTCCGCGGAACAACGGCAACGCATCTGTCCTGGCGCGCAAGGAAGGCATCAAGATCCGCGTATCGGAGCTGATGGACGACAACCGGGCGAAGATGGTCGAGGCAGTCAGCCCTAGCCGCGCTCGAGAGATCGTTGCCGATAGTCATGAGGAACTCGGTCTCACCAAGTACTGGGTGCTCCACGAGCTGATGGAGAACGTCAAGCTAGCGCGAGAGGCTGCATCGTTCCAGGCATCGAACAAAGCACTCGAGCTGCTCGGCAAGGAAATGGGCATGTTCCGTGACAGCCCGCTCAGCAACGACAAGAATCCGCATGCTGCCCAGCCGACTGCAGCCCTGCCCATCAAGGTGATGAGTGCGCTGCTGCTGAAGCTTGGCCTGGATCCGACCGATCCCTCATTCGAGATGCCGGTGCTCCTGCCTGACATCGAGGACGATCTGGTCGAGGTCACTGCAGCAGAGACTGTCGACGACATCATGCAGGCCGAAGCCGAGGATGCTTCTCCTGTGTCATTCGTCGACCTGTCCAGCGTGCCGTTCCTATGACCTACTTCGCTGCAGACAAGCGGGCAGAATATCGTGGGGCCCTCAGTCGCCTGAACAAGGCCCTCGACCTCACCAAGGGTGCACTTCTGCATGGAGCACCCTTGCCGGCGAACCTTGTCACGTTCCTTGAGGCGTTGACGGATACCAAGGACATCCCGCGCCAGCACGAGGCGCTCGTGTCCATGATCCATACGACGGAGAAGGAGTATCATGGCAAGCTGAAAGACGCAGCGCGTGATGACTTCCTCGCGTTCTATGAATACCTGAACCCGGATGAACCGCCAGCTCCTCATCATGTATTCATGGGCGATCGTCTCATGGATATGGAGAAGCGTTACTTGATGAGGCTGCTTCTATCGCTGCCCCCAGGTCATGCCAAGAGCACATATGCTTCACAATACTTCCCAGCATGGTATCTTGGACGTAATCCGAACCACAAATACATCCAAGCGGGACACAGCCAGGATTTCTGCGAAAACCAGTTCGGCAAGAAGGTCCGCGGCATCGTGGAGAAGGAGCGTTACCGCGACGTCTTTCCAGGCATAGGCCTATCTCAGGAGAGCAAGGCAGCAGGCGCCTGGGCTCTCGCCAACCATTCAGGGGCCTACCTGACCAAGGGCGTCGGGCAGGGCATCTCAGGCTATCGTGGGAACATCGGAGCAGTCGACGATCCGTTCGCCAAGCGCGAGGATGCCGAGAGTGCGACGATCCGGACCAAGGTCTATGACTGGTTCATGGCAGATTTCACCACCCGACTCCTGCCGAATAGTCCTCTGTTCGTAGTAGCAACGCGGTGGCATCCAGACGATCTCTGCGGACGACTAGAAGAGCAGAGTAAAGCCGGGAAAGGCATGCCTTACGAGGTAATAAACCTGCCAGCTCTTGCTGAAGATGAAGACGATCCGATGGGAAGAGAAACCGGCGCACCACTTTGGCCTGATTTCTATACTACAGAACACCTTCTGAATCTTCGTGACTCCTTGCCGTCACGCGACTGGAACTCGCTCTACATGGGCAAGCCGGTCGATGAGGAGGGCGGAATCGTCAAAAAGAGCTGGTTTCAGCGCTATGACGTCCCAATTTGTGACGAAATTGCCCCAAATGGGCTGATTATCAAGAAAAATGTCAAAAGAACGACGATATCGGTCGACTGTGCCAACAAGGACACCAAGCGATCCGATTGGAGCGTCGTTACGGTTTGGAAGGAAACCCTTGATCACCAGCATCACCTGATCGACGTGGTGCGGCGCCGGGTACAATTCAATGACCTGGTTCTCATGATTGAGAATACCGCCAAAAGGCACAAGGCCGACGCCATCCTGGTCGAGGACAAGGGCGCCGGCACGCAATACATCCAGACGCGGCGCGGATTGGCACCAGCACCGGTCATTGCGGTCAATGTGGGGATTCAGTCGAAGCAGTTCCGCTTCGATGGCGTCAGCCCGATGATCCAGGGAGGACGCGTCTACATCCCAACCAAGATAGGCTGGCTGGCAGACTTCGAGGCGGAGCTACTGGCGTTCCCTAACGGGAAGCACGACGATCAGGTCGACAGCGTGTCGCAGTATCTCGCCTGGGCTCGAGGCAGCAGCGCCAAGAGGGGCACGAGGAAGATGACCGGGCAGAACTGAACGCAAAAAGCCCTAGGAAAGTCCTAGGGTCATTTTTGCTGAGGAAAGTCCGAGATCCGTTTTTGCAGAGGAAAGTCTCAGCCTCATTTTTGCTGTGGAGGTTCCAGGCGCTCGCTGAGGACATCGACGGCGTCGTTCTCCACGACAGGATCCCACCCCGCCAGACGCCACCCTGCGGGTCCCCACAAATTGGCATCTGACCACTCAGCTACCTCGACCACATCATCCCGCGATCCCCGATCTTCCATAAGAAAGCGAATCCAGTAGAATCCAGGATCCCTCATGCCACCGGCTCCCACTTCACGCAGATGCGCGCCTCGTCCCCGGTCGCCCGGCAGCCGACGCAGTAGCCAGACCTCCAGCCCTTCCTGTCGGTGCCGATCCAGACCGCCGGCTTGCCACACTCGTGCCCGTAGGTGCCGACGTTCGCGTTGTGGCACTTGCCATCCGTGGCGTAGCTCATGCAGCCTCCATCTCACGGGCCATCTCAGTGCGCCTACGCATAGCATGCGCAAACGCCGCATTAGCTGTCGTTTCAATACCACCCCACGACGCACGGTGCGGAGGCTTCACACCTTCAGGCTCGACGGCACACAGAAGCCAACGCCAATGAGAACTACTGATCTCCGTGATGCGGATCTCGAGTACCGTTCCTGCCATCGCGTGCGCTTCTAGTGTAGCCATAATCATCTCCTTGTTTGATGAGCACATCGCCGTGCCTATATCCAGAACATAGGGCGTAGTGTCCTACTCGTCAACAGTTATTATTCGGCCTTGTTGCTATCTCGCTTGGCGTCTACCCATTCCTTAGCTCCTCGCAAGGTAGAGAAGCCCTGTCCGTTACGGTAGCCCCCGATGCTGTAGCGCCCGTAGTATCCGGTGGGCGTCTCCGTGTGGCGCTTGATCCTGGTGCCACGATACTCGACGGTGTCGCTGTCGATGCGCTTAGCCTTGTGAGCAGCCATCAGATGAACCTGCCCACGTTCTCGACCGCCTCGCGGCGCGTTGCGAACCCGCTGTAGACGCTGGAGCCGATGCGCAGGCACCAATCCTTTGGACCATCCTTCCATTCGTTCGTGGACTCGAAGGCAGTGACCGTGCAGCCGGTCTGGACGAAGGAGACGGAACCGTAAGCGCCGCGGGTGAAGTGAGTCATCGTAGGATCTCCGTCTTGATGGGCACCATCGCCCGCCGACATCCAGAACATAGGGCTTGGTGCCCTATCTTGTCAACAGTTATTATGCAGCGATCTTCGCCTTCAACCCAGTCAATGTCGTCGCAGTGTAATCCTTACCAGCGACGATCCCCGCCCAGTAGGTGTAGCGCTCCGAGTGCAGCCCGGTAGTGCGGCGAGCTTGCTGCTCGAGCCAGCCGGCGAACGCTCCGTCGATCTTGACCTTCACCAGTCTGGAGCTGGCTCGCTCGTAGGTCACGTTGTTCATGGTGGGATCTCCGTCGCCAGGCACCATCGCCCGCCGATGAACAAGGTATAGGCCGCCTTGCCCTACCCGTCAACGGCAATGTAAGAAAATACTTACCCATGTAAGAAAAGAAGTAGCCCCGACAAGGTCGAGTATATATCTACATCTTTGCCAAGTTTGAGGCCTATTAAGGATCGAAGCATTTCCTTACTTTGCCCAAATCAGACGTAATCCGGGCCCTGGAAAGAGGGACCAGACCCTGGAAACGAGGCCTGGAAACCGATTTCGAGCCCTGGAAAACGCCCCTGGAAAGCATGCCTAAGGCCTGGAAAGGCACGACTAGGGCCTGGGAAACATGCCCAGTAAAAAAGGGAAACGTCAGTAAGTCTTAGTAGAGGATCGGGTCGCCTTGGTGGTTCGTTTGCCTCGCCCGACCGAAGCCGGCTTAGGATGACGCCTGGGCGCCTTACGGACTGGAGGAGGCTGCTTTGGTCCTGGATCCGCTTGAGAAGGCTTGGCGCTAGCTGTGGAGCGCTTTAGCCCTCCTCCGTCGATCATGGCGACGCTAAATTGCTCCGGAACCGGCAGCTCGTGGTTCCTAATCGTCGCCAGCATCGAGACAATCACCTCGATATAACGCGGAATTGGGTAAACCTCAGTGAGGTAGCGCTGCATCGTGCTCGTGCTGAGGCCAGTCCCGCGACAGAAGGCTACTTGCCAGCCATGGTCACCGAAGATGCTCGCTAGGTTAGCCCTGAGATCGCTAGCTGTCATAGGCGCTACAGGCGCACCTGTAGCGGCATCGCGCTTTCCTACAACTCGTCTGACCACACCCGTCTCCATAGCAACTCGATGCTCCATAGCACGTCAGAGGAGGATTTCGAGGTCGTTCGCCTGAGATTTGAGCAATTACGTGGCGTTAGGAGGGCAACTAAGGCCCTAAATCCTCACGAAGAGCGAAGAATAAGTAATCAGAGGCCATTTAGAAGCGAATCTGATCTCTTTGAGATAAGTTATTGACCTTTCCAGACTACTGGATTGCCTCCAGCCAGAACTCTTAAAGGAAAGTCAGACTCTCATTTTTGCCTGGAAAGTCTCACATCCATTTTTGCCCTCGGAAAGTCCGACTCTCATTTTTGCTGGGAAAGTCTCACACCCATTTTTGCATATAGACACAAAGGCCGTCTCACGGGATTCCGGGCCTGGCGCGGGATTCGGCCTAGCGCCGCGGGCGCGCCGGCGGTCGGTTTTGGCACGGATTCGACCGCCCACCCCCACTCTCCCCGCGCCGTGCTTTGTCGCCCTTTCGGGCCGCTTCACGTGGTGGCGCCAGGTTTTTCCCCTGGGAGCTCGAGGAACTCCCCCGTGCTGCCTCGCCGTCCATAGATAGAACCTAGGGCACTATGCCCTAGGTGTCAACAGCCAAATCGTTTCTTATGCAGATTCTTTCTGAAGCTTGGCCAGCTCTTCCCATAGTGGAGCCGCTGCCTCTTTTCCTATTTGGGACTCTTCCTGGCCAATGCAGAATTCTGCATGGTCTAGACCGGACTCGCTGGCAATGTCTCGCACGTCACTGGCAGTCATAAAAGCCTCCACATGGGCGCCATCGCCCGACAAGTGATAACCTAGGGCAAAATGCCCTAGGTGTCAACAAGTAATTGCCCTCACATGCGGATTATTTTGGTGCCGCTCCACGCCGCCAGAATCCGCCCTTCTGCCTCATATCCTTGCGCCGTCCTGCTATAGACGCGACGCGAGCCAGCGAACCGGAAGAAGTCACCAACTGAGAGAGAACCGAGAGTCGCCATGGTCTAGAGTCCTTCTGGGCACCATCGCCCGACAAGTGAAGACTAGGGCAATGTGCCCTAGGCTTACAACAGGATTCTTGTGAATCTCAAAAGAAAACCGCGGCGGCTCAGGCCTGGCATTCCTCATGCGGCGAGACTCGCCAGGTTTTACACCACCGCTCGAGACTCGAAAGGTTCTCGGCTAAATCAGCCGAACCTTGCGACAATACGCGCGCAATTTCCCCCAATAGTCCTGCCTCAGCGCCTCCGAACCGTCGGGCCGAATGACAGCAACCGGGCAATCGTAAATCTTGCTCAGGACCATCGCAGCACCTCTAAACGCCGCTAGGGTGCCGGGCTTGGTCCTGTCGGGCTTGTCCAGCCCGACAAAGCGCAAGGAGTAGGTGCGGAGCGCCATGTCTCAGTCCTCCGCCGGATTGGTTTCGTAGATCCGGCTATACCGATATCGGTATGCGCCATAATCATTGTCGCGACGGTCGACCGAACGGATCGCACCTTTATGTGTGGAGCATGACGCGACCACTGCACCCGTATGACCGTCTATGATATCGAAACGGATCGTTTTCATCTTATGTCCTACTGGGCACCATCGCCCGACGAGTCAGAGACTAGGGCAATGTGCCCTAGCCTGTCAACAATAATAATCAGCCCCAAACGGATGATTTTACCGCTGGTGACGCATGCGCGACAGCAATAGCAATCTCAGCCTTTAGGACGTGCAAGGCCTTGAAGAGTGCGGAATTCGGAACCTTGCCCTCACTGCACTGGTATGACAGGCAAGCAATGGATTTGAATTGCTGCGCCTCAGAAGGAGCGGGAAACCGCTGACCATCAATAAGAGAGAACCATTCTGAGCCATGCTCATACGTAGGTGCGCGCGTCCTCTCACAATAGCGGGAATTCACTGCCCTTGTGTTCATCCTCAGAAGCGCATTGCCGACGGCTTCCGGGCCTTCTGCTCTAAGCTTGGCGAGCGGTCCGACAACGTCCGACGCGTTGGCATTCATGACGGCATAGACGACCGTTTGCATGGTTTCGTTGCTAACAATAAATGCACTCATGACGGAAAACCTCTGTAGGACTGGGCACCATCGCCCCGTTCCTTGGATGTAAGATAGGCTGACGCTGATTCATCCGTCAAGTAAGAAAAAACGTCATGAGGCGTATTTTATTGCTTGACGTGCTGAGTTCCTGCCTCTAGACATTGGATCACAGCAACGGGCAAGGGTGCCCTGCTAGCAAGGCAGAATGACCATGGCAGATATTAGCAACCATGACGACGTGATCGATAGCCGCGATGTTATCGCTCGCATCGAAGCTCTTGAAGAAGAGCAGGCTAACGCGATGGGCGAATGGGAAGGCCTGTCGGAACTGGACAAGCCTGCCGACATGGTCGCGTTTGAGACAGATGGTCGTTCTGAGGAACTGGACACGCTCTGCAAGCTGCAGGCTCAGGCGGAAGATTATTCGGATGATTGGCATCATGGCGCGACGCTGATCCGGGAATCCTACTTCAAGGATTATGCTCAGGAACTGGCTGAGGATTGCGGAATGATCCAGGCGAATGCAACGTGGCCAAACACCTGCATTGACTGGGATCAAGCGGCTCGCGAATTGCAAATGGATTATACATCTGTCGAATTCGACGGTGTCACCTACTACATTAGATAATAACTTGTTGACACCCTAGGGCATCATGCCCTAGGTTCTATCTATCGGGCCGGGCAATAGTGTCCATCCAGGTAAGCGAGACTTACTCATGCGCGTTCATCTGACCATCAAAAGCCGCAACGTGAAAACCGGACCGATGCCGGTATCCACAACAACGGCGGAGTCCTGCCCTCCTTCTTGCGCCATGTTTGCAGCCTGCTACGCCAAGGGCGGACCGCTGGCCATCCATTGGCGCAACGTTACCAACGGGCTGGCTGGCATGGCTTGGAACTCCTTTTGCGAGGCAATCGCCAGCCTGCCCATGGGCACCTTGTGGCGGCACAATCAGGCTGGCGACCTGCCTGGAATTGGCGACACCATCGACTCCGCTGCACTGTCGGAACTAGTAGTCGCAAATTCTGGCCGCCGCGGATTTACCTATACGCACAAGCCTACGAGTCCAGAAAACCTGGTTTTCATCCGTGCGGCGAACGAGGCGGGATTCACGATCAATCTCTCAGCAAATACGCTAGAGGAAGCCGACTCCTATTCCGACACGGGCTTGCCAGTGGTGGTGGTTCTGGACGTGGCAGAAGGCGAACGGCATGACGTGTTGACGCCACAAGGCAGGAAGGTTGCCACCTGCCCAGCGACCTATCTAGACGACGTGTCCTGCCAGTCCTGCGGTCTATGCGCAGTCCAGAACCGGAAGGTGATTGTGGGTTTCCCAGCCCATGGAACATACAAGCGCAAAGCGGCAACCGTCGCACGCGCCGCATAATCTCAAACCTGAAAACGAGGATTTAGACCATGTCAAACAATCTGGTAAAATTCGACCGTCGCAACGCACGCCGCAACAAAGAGGCGCGCCACGGTTTCGAGATTGCGGCGTATGATGCGCGCGCGGAGTCTGGGCAGGGCAAGAGCCGAGCCGACACTAGCACGAAAGGAGGTCGCAATAATTGGACAAACTCCTAAATCTATCCGCCTCAATCGCGATAATATGGATTCTATGGTACGTTTAGCGTTGACACCTAGGGCATGATGCCCTAGGTTCAATTCATCGGGCGACGGTGCCCGGAAGGAATAAAATCATGGGCTGGCTCTTTCAGTATAAGCCGCTGCAGTCAAGCGAGATTGTCCCTTACCTCATCAAGGAAGTGTCGGGCGAAACCGATCACATGAGAGTCGAGATTGTCGACTCTGCCAAGGTTGGCGGTACGGTTTACCTTGCAGCCAAGGTAACGGACAAAGCGACGGACACGGCATACACCACCGCTTATGTTATCCTGTTTAAGAATAGCCAGAAGGACGGATTCGGATACAAGGATATGTCCGAAACCATGGGCCCATGCGAGGCAAGCGCACCCGACAGGCTGCTAGCCAAGCTATCACCTGTTGACGACCTGCCATCCCATCCAGAGGCGCGTGCATGGGCCCAGAAATGGCGCACGGCATGCGTAGAAGGCAGGAAGGCAAAAGCCACCGCGCGCAAGATGTCGGACGCACTGAAAGCCGGTGACGTCATCCGCACTGCAGCGCCGTTGTCATTCGGTTCCAAGTCTTTTCAGACGTTCAAACGATCCGAGTCATGGGCTGGCAAGGGTTTAGTGTTCTCTGCACTCCACGAAACTGGAGAGCATGCCATGCTGATCAGACTCCGCCCATGCCATCTCGCCACCGCTGAAAGAGTCGGCTGAAACATGTTGACAGGCTAGGGCAGGTTGCCCTAGTCTTCACTTGTCGGGCGATGGTGCCCAGAAGGATCTAGACCATGGTTGACGCGCCACCCTATGGGCAACTGGCCTATGAGTTTCCAGAGTATGACGTCTCCACGTTGCCAGCCATTCCGGACTGGCTGCATCCAGTGCACTGGCATAATGATACATGTCCGTCATGGTCGACCAGCACGGAAGGAAACGGAGTCGAAGTTTACATCGAATGCCAGAATCCGGACGATAGAGAGATTCCGGAATGGCCACGGTACAACGTGCTACCTCCGCACGATACCGACACCAATAGACCTAGCCTAATCTTTTCCGAGGACTGGCAACCGATCCTAGCCTATTTGGAGAGCATCAAGGAGGCGGAGCAAACCGGGCCCGGAATAGCAGCGGCTCGCGTGTTCTACTGGGCAGAACGAATCGGCATGGGATTCCATCCTGATACGCGTGGAGCGGATTACATCGTCGAAGATGGTTCGCCATCTTTCAGTGCGGAAGAGGCAGAAGTCTATGACTCCGACATGTCATACGGACTCGCCATGCTTCCTGATATCTATGAGACAGGCTTAGAAGCCTTCAAAAAGCTTGGCTTTATGGACTGATAGATGTTGACAGGCTAGGGCATCCTGCCCTAGTCTTCACTTGTCGGGCGATGGTGCCCAGAAGGATCTAGAATCATGTTGTCCAAAAACCTGGCAGTCGGAACGCGAATCGTCATTCATGAGACGACAGAAGTCTTCAATGTCGGATTCTTCTCGGCTGGCGATGTTATGACCATCGTCGAAACCGGCACCGGAGGCGAGTATCCGGAATATTATGCGGTTTTCGCTGAGGGTTGCCGTAGCGTTTGCGCGTATGGCAACGATGGCAACAGCGATTCGGAAGATGAGCCGCTCCAAATCTTTGACCATGAATGGCGAGACGAGGATGGTAGCGGCAACGGAGAGGTTTGCCGCTCCTTGTTTGACGTCCTTGGTCCGGTCAATATCCGGAGCGAGTGCTTACGTATGGACAGTGTCATGGTTTCATCCTTTGCAAGTGAGGAAGATGCCGGGATTGCACTACTAGGTGACTCGCATCAATTGACCGCACAAGAGGCGGATGCCGTCCTGTCGGGTGCTAGGGTTGACGTTGGCGACGTCACTTACTTCCTTGTCGACGTGAAATAATCTGTTGACACCTAGGGCACCACGCCCTAGGTTGTGTCTACCGGGCGATGGTGCCCAGAAGGACTAAACAAGATGCTATCACTTCTAGACCTTTCATACTTTGCCGTCATGCTGTCCGGAGCTGGGCTTATGATCGAAGCCGTGCACGGCGAACGCGTTCGGATCCGCATCAAGGCTGCAACCGGCCATAGGAGCCGCTGAGATGCGCCGCATGCGTTCCGGCTTCAACGCCATGGGTGGCAAGATGCTAGTCATGGAACTGGGAGTCCATCGGGCAGTCCTGGAACTATTCCCCGACAAGCCTTGCGCCATTCGCGCCGCAATCTTCGCTGGCATGGTTCGGGCTGAGATGCTCCGGCGGAGTGCATAGCATGACAAGGCTGACAGTAGGGCAGGAAGCCATCATGGCGCTCCTTGCCACCCATCGGCGCGTTTCCCTTGTGCGCGCCTCTGGGCAGGGCCAGAAGGGCGGCAAAATCAACACCGGAGCGCGTGCGTTCAATGCCGCGCTAGCACTGGAGAGCATGGGCAGGATTCGGCGCGTAGGCCAGCCCATGACGGAGCATGACACGCGCCGAGGATACACCGTCAGCTATAGGGAAATGACTTTCGAATCGGTGTAAATACCTGTTGACACCTAGGGCATGATGCCCTAGGTTCAATTCATCGGGCGACGGTGCCCGGAAGGAATTTAGATCATGGCCAAGCGTATCAGCAACCTGTCTAGCGAAACCCGTGAGTCGATCCGATCCGCCGTGAGTCTGGCCGTGGAATATTGGCCTAACGCGCATCTGGGCGATATTTCCCCTCGTGAGGATATGCGTAGCGCATTCAAGATAATTCGCGCATACGTCGACCTAGGGCATCACGTATCAGACGGAGCCTATGCCGTTCGGCAGGATGCTTATAATTGCATGGATATGTGAAATAAGCTGTTGACACCTAGGGCATGATGCCCTAGGTTCAATTCATCGGGCGACGGTGCCCGCGAGGAACTAGACCATGGCAACCATCGTACGCGACTCAGCTGGCTCGCTCTTTTTCGTCCGGGACACTGATAACGAAAACCTGGCGCACGTGTGGTTCGGAATCGCAGTAAAGCGAGTCAAGGGTGCGTATGTCTCAAAAACCGGCGCGAAGCAGATTCTCGTTCGCAAGGCTGGCTGCACCGTTATTTCCTGAAATAGACGTTGACAGGCTAGGGCACAATGCCCTAGTCTTCACTTGTCGGGCGATGGTGCCCGGAAGGATCTAGACCATGTCTCATTATAATCCGCTCTGCCATACACACATGCCAGTGCGCACCAACAACGCGCGTATCGTCAACAGCAGGGGCGACACGGTCGCCACGGCATCGAGCGAAAACATGGCGCAGGATCTAGCCATGCTCTTGAACCTTGGTGCGCTTGCTGCCGTAGCAGAGAACGCAAAGCATGAAGAGCAAGAGAAACTTCTTGCCAGTATCCTTGTGGATAGGATGCGAATCAAATCGTAAATACCTGTTGACACCTAGGGCATGATGCCCTAGGTTCAATTCATCGGGCGACGGTGCCCGCGAGGATCTAGACCATGTTCCACGGCATTGACATACTACACGCGGTTATCGTGGCCTGGATCGCTCTGTTTGTGTTCATGATCCTGGCGGCGTTCGTCATGATCATGCAGGACACGCAAATCCAGAATCGCGACAGGAAGGTCATCCGCACCTATCGTGCACGCCGCACACGCCGCTAAGGAGGCGCACCGCATAGGGAGCCAGGACAACGGTCCTGCCTCCTTCTACGGTGCACGTAGAAGCCGGGCGATGGTGCCCAGCTACCAAGGAGCCTAAACCATGCTTTCAACCTTCCTTGCCTCTCCTCACGCCGCAATGATCCTCGGCAACAGTGCAGCGGCGCTTGCCTCGTTCGTCGCCATCGTCGCGACCATCGGCGAGATGTCGGATGCGACCGTGGATCGCCGCATGGCGCACTACAACAGGCAGGCTGCAAAGAAGCGCGCGCAACGCGACCGTAAGGCAGCACGGAACCACAAGGGCAGCATTCAAGATAATTTCGGATCGTTCGCTTAAATAGCTGTTGACAGCCTAGGGCACCGTGCCCTAGTCTTCACTTGTCGGGCGATGGTGCCCGGAAGGATCTAGACCGATGAACGTGAGAACCGCCAAGCTTACCATCGAGTATCGCCCGCGCATCGAGCGCGTGGTCGTCATGCGCCTTGGTCGCGTTGTGTGCCGGTGCCGTGATTACGAAGGCGCGCGGGCTTTCGTGAAAGGCTGGCAGGACGCCGAAGAAAGAAGGCGGAGCGCGTAAATAGATGTTGACACCCTAGGGCATAATGCCCTAGGTTCTATCTACGGGCGATGGTGCCCAGAAGGACCGAACAAGATGACCGTAGATATCGCCGCCAACCTCGCATTCTTCCTTCTGGACAAGGCTGGCAGCACCTGCGGTCACTGGGCTGGCAAGATGACCGCGATGGAGCAGCGCACCACGTTCGGACGCTACATCGGCCGTGGTCGCATCGTGATCGATGGCGCGACCGAGACAGTCAAGCGCTACGTGTCGGTATGCTTTGGACAGGACGTCGACTGTGTCGATAGCCTCACATGGCGCGAGCTGGAGGCACGCTGAGAGCCTGCCTGGCACGTGCCGCGGGGTTGGTAGCGGCTTTCGTTTAGACCGGCTGTAGCCTCCGCCATGGTGGAGAGCCCGACCGGTTGGAGAGCCTAGGGCAAGGGACCCTTGGCGGGGGTCACCCTGGCCCCCATCGGCGGGCACAGTATGTGTGAGGCTGACGCAATAAAAGTCACGTCGCCGGCTTTATCCCTGACGGGGGGGTACCCCCTCCCTACATCAGAATCAGAATCTGCCTATGTGTTATGAATCAAAGGTCTAAATGAGCCATTGCGTCACTTTGGTTGACGCTATCGGGTAGTCTCCCTTTCCCTCAGGCCTCACAGACCACATCGGTGGTCATAGCCTGAGCGAGCCCTTATGTCCTTCGGACTACAGCCAAACGACAAGAGCGTAGAACTGGCGGTCCGCCTCGGCTCGCTACCTGCATGGGCACACCCTGAGCGCGTCTACTGGCAGTGGGAGTGGATCCAGATCCGCGACGGCTTCCAGGGCGAGATCGAGGTCAAGCGCAAGAACGACCTCTACCTCCGCAAGCTCGAGGGCATGACGCGCAAGGAATACAAGGCCTACCTTGAGCGGGCCGTGTTCTTCAACATGATCAAACCGACGACGTCGAAGTTCATCGGGTCGTTGTTCCGGCGCCCAGCCAAGCTGACCGCACTCCCGGCTCGCCTGCCTGTCACCGCGATCACCAGGGAAGGCATCGACCTCGTTCAGTATGGGCGCCTCGTCGCCCAGGAGCAGGTCCTGATGGGGCGCGTCGGCGCGTTGCTGGACATGGATCCTGCAGGCATCAAGGCGCCCTACATCAGCACCTACATCGCCGAGAACATCATGGACTGGGCGTATCAGGTCGTGGAGGGTCGTGTGGTCCTGTCCGACGTGGTGCTGCGCGAGATCCGCGAGGATCGCAACGACGACTGGCAGGTTCGCACATACCGGGCCCAGTATCGCCGGCTGAAGCTGGTGCAGGATCCGTCCGACGACTCCTGGTTCTACACCCAGTATGTCTACGACACGGCAGACGCATCCGGCACCATCACCGCGGAGCCGACCGAGACCATCGTGCCGACGCGCAACGGTGTGCCGTTCAGTTTCATCCCGTTCGTGTTCTTCGGCGCGCTGAGCAATCAGCCCTCCGTCGAGAGCTCTCCGCTCTACGACATCGCCAAGCTGAACTTCAGCCACTACCGGACCTACGCGCATCTCGAGCACGGGCGGAACTACACCGCGCTGCCGATCTACTACGTGCCGACTGGCGAAGGCGACGAGAAGGGCGAGTATGAGATCGGCCCGTCCGTCGTCTGGCAGGTCGCACCTGGTCAGAAGCCCGGCATCCTGGAGTTCCACGGTCAGGGGCTCATGACGCTCGAGCGGGCGCTGTCGGAAAAGGAACGCCAGATCGAGAGCATCGGCGGCAAGCTGATGGATAGCGGCGGCAAGACAGGTCAGTCGGACAAGGTCGTCCAGTCGGAAGCTGCCAACGAGACGTCGGTGCTGCTGGCGCTCGCTCTGGTCCATGACCAGGGCATGACGCAGCTGCTGCGCTGGATGGCATGGTGGATGGGCTGCACGGATGCCGAGGTTGCGGCGCTGGGGTATGAGACCAACAAGAGCTTCGTGTTCGACAACACCGGGGCCCGCGAGTTCCGCGCCATCCAGTCGATGTATCTCGATGGCGTGATCCCGGTCGAGGTCGTCTATGACTACCTGCTGCGGGCCGAGGTCATTCCGGACTGGATGGATCTCAACACCTTCACCGGTTACCTCAAGTCTGCTTCGCACTAGGTAGTC